ATGTTCACGCCCGAAGGCCATCAGCTGGATCCATGCGACATGGCCTGGTGGTCCCTGACCTGCAACATTGCGCGCGAATGGCGGCTGATGATGGCTGAGGCGGCTCCCCGGGCAACTACTGCCCGAAAGGCTTCAACTACGGCGAAATCTAGTGTCATCTACCTAGCCGAAGCCCTCAGAATTCGCCGAGAACGGCGGTTCAGCGTACGCGATCCCGGTTCCGACGCCGGCGCGTCCAATGTGGTCTACATGAGCCGTGGGCCGAGGCCCCGTCAGCGCGTGTGAAGCGTTAATCGTAGGGGCGATGCCCCTACACCCCAATCGCCGCTCAACGATTTGCTTCAAGTCTTTGCGAGCATTCGCATCGTCTTCATGTAGCGCCGAATCTCCATTCGCTCGCTGCCTGCGCCGTCCTGGAATTCATCAAGCGTTAGCCCAGTGCTGGACTCGTGCAGTCCAAGAGATCGCATATAGCTGCGTACAACAGGGCCAGAGAGCTTTTTGGTGCTGTTGCGAATTCTGATGCCCTTCTTCTGGGGGGTACTAATGACTACCTTCGACGGAGACTCTTTAACTGTTGCCCCAGCGGCGCGGCACTTCTCCACAAAGTCACTGGTGCGCATCTGGGCGGGGCGATTACGAAATGGCGTCGTGTTCTGCCTGACCCAATCCGCAACTCCTGCGACAACTTCATCCGGCGACGCGCCGCTGAATGGATAGTCACCTGCTGTTACTGCCACTACAAAATCGAACAACATCTGATCGCTCACTTCGGCGTTGAGCCGCTTGTCATTGCGACTCAGTCCCGCCAGAAGAGCTGCAAGTGCAGTTCGCTTGTTTCCGTTGTGAAACGGGTGATTCTTCGTAAGGGAATGGAAGAGCGCTGCGAGCTTGAGGTCTACAGTGTGGTACTTGTCAGAACTTCCGCTTCCAGTATGCGGTCGAGTGCAAGCCGATTCCAGCAGGTCTTGATTCCGAATGCCTGATGGAGAGATAGGATCGTCCTCAGCTGCAAAAAGCTGTGTCAGATGCAAGTGAATGTTTGAAACGTCTTGTATTGCGGGGATCCACATTTTTCACACTCCATTGTTGTCTAACGTCAAACATTCTCTATTGTTCTTTGCAGCGAAGCCAGCCACCCGAAGGCGACGAAACCTGTTCCCAGCCGTTCGGCAGTCTCCGCATCGCTTGGCCACTGATACAGGCCATCCCCGAGCGTTTGGCTGCCTCAGTACCCAGCGCAGGTAGCGTCACCACCTCAGTAGATGGAGTTGGGCGCCCTGCCTGCCTGGACTCCTGCTGTAGTGCATTAGCCTCAAACCCGTCACAGAGTGACTTCATGCCAGGATGCGGATGATTTGGCCAACGATACTGCTCGCAGTTGAACGGCGTCGTGGTCTTCGTCATTGAGTTATACGCCGCCTTGGGCGCTGCCGGTATTGGCTTTGGCGCGGGGCCTTTCGCTGAATGAATTTGCTGTGCTGACACCACGCCTGTCACGACCAGCAACGCGCATATCGCCCCGAGTCGAATGTCCATATTCCCCCTCCAGATTGGGGAATGGTACTCGATCTCTGTGATTTGCGTGATGCATCACGCCTCAAAAGCTGGGCGGGTATGGCTTCGATTCCGGGAATGTTCCCATAGGGCGCTCACCGACCCGAACCAGCGTGCCTCCGGCAGTGGGAACCGCCCCTTGTGCGCTGACGACCCGGACGCCAGCACCGGCCTCACTCCCTGCGGTCGCAATGCCGGTGCCAGCGTCTGGCTTGTCCAGGCGATAGAGCGTCGGGTCTTCCTCCCGTCGCGGCGCTTGCCTCGGCCATGGTGTGGCGACCAGCTTGTAGTTATCGGCGCTGATGCTGGCGCCATAGGCGAACACCCGCACCCGGAAGCCCAGCGCAATCAACGCGTCAAACGTCAGCTGATCGACCGTGTTGTTACTGCTGTCCACCCACTCGATCATGCCGACCTGGCGGTCGCCAAAGACAGCCGTGAGCGCCAGCCGGATACGGTTCGCTTTCGACAGCTGCGCCACGTACCGCTGTTCCGGCGTCAACGCGTCCATAGGATCAGGCGCCGCCTTGGGCGCGGGCACACCCGGCAGATTCGGAATCGTGCTTTGATCTGCCTGGGCCGCGGCAGTTACGCCATGCAGCTGCTTTTCCTTTGTCTTCTCTTCCTCGGGCACCAGTCCGCCGCCGCTCAGGAAGAAGCCGATGAAGGCCACGGCGCCAACGATCCCGACCACACCCATGACGCCGCCTTTGAGCGCGAGCGCCTTCCATACGTTGGTGCCGCCTTCCTCATAGACCTCGGTATTCTCAGCGCCCACGGCGTACCCATGGTAGAGCGGATAGATCGCGGGATCGTACTTCTCGGTCTTGCCCCCTACCCGCTCATACTTGCCCGGCGAGGTGGTGTGGAAGAAGGTCACCCGGTAGCGGTTCTTCATGCCTACAGCGGTGAGCTTCTGGAAAACGTTCTTGCGCTCGATGCGCGCACGCACCGCCTGATGAACGCGGTTAATCCACTGCGTCATGATGACCGCATCGCCGCCGTTCTGACCAAGCAGCGCCCAGAAATTCTCTACCGCATCGGGCAACGGTTGGCGCTGTGCAACGTAGAACTCGTGTACCTCATCAATGACGCATAGCGAGTCTTTGAATTGATCCGGAATGCACCACTGGCCGGTCAGGTCATCCTTGTAGCAAGCGAACGTCGCCGCCACGTCCTTCGTGTCTACCAGCGTGAGCAGCTGCTGCACCTCATCGACCGGCATGCCCAGGTACTCGGCAATACGTTCGTGGCTGAGGCCATTGAGGCGGGCGAACACCCGTCGCCCCTTCTTGATCGTCGGCAGGATGTGGTTCTTAACCGCGTCATAGCTCTTCCCTGCACGCGGAACGCCTTCATTGAAAACCAGCATGTCACCATTTCCCCATAGTCATGACCTTGCGCAGAATCCGGAACGCGACGGCGGAACCGATAAGCGCCAAGCACTCGCCAAGCTTGAATGTCTGCACGAACCAACCCACCGTGCTGCCCGCATTTCCAAGTAGCGTGCCGATGCTGTAGTTCTTCAACACATCCGGGACCGGCAGAGCGCCAATCATCTTGATCATCAACGCCAGCATCGTCTGAATTGCGAGGATGAGCAGGTCATTGAAGAACGCTACAAGGGCGTCCCAGAAGCGTTGTATCTGCCGGAGCAACCATTGAGTGAGATCGGTCAACCACCCGGCGTGCGGCATCAGGAAGGCGAGAATATTCATCATGTCAGCGCGATCTTTGCGGCCATAAATGCCGCGATAGCGAGCAGTACCCAGCCCATCAGCAGGAATGACTCATAGATGACGCCGTAGCAGTGAAGATCGAAGGTCATCGTGTCCCAGTACTGCGACGCCGGTAGCGTGAAAACAGGGCAGCTGCCGCCGACGCTGACGGTGAAGAACGACTTGGTTGCTTGGATGATCGGCAGCTTCTCGGCCTGCTGCTTGAAGTCGTTGAACACCTTATCCAGCGTCAGGTTCTTGTCCCGCTCGTACAGGGGGCCGCCGTCGCTACCGACCTCGCCGGGACCATCTCCGTCGCCCTCACCGGGACCTGGCCCCGGGCCGGGACCACCGCCGTCCCCATCACCGTCCCCGTCCCCATCTCCGTCGCCATCGCCGTCTCCCCCGCCGCTGCCGCCATCACCGCCGCCGGGGTTGTTTCCACCACCGTCGCCGTCACCGCCGCCGTTGTCGCCACCACCATCGCCGCCGCCCGGATCACTACCGCCGCCGTCACCACCGCCGCCCTCCCCCGGATCGCCGCCATCGCCTGCAGGCGTCGGCGCTGGCGCATCAGACTCTGTGCAAGTTCCGCCAGTGGGGAAGAAGCCGACGCCTGCCGCCCCTTCCGGATCAAGTGAGCTGGTGTACATGCAGCCGTTGTGACAGGCATTCACAGTGGCCGCTGTCTCTCCACCTTGCCAGCCAAGTTCATATGGGCGCGTCGAGCAGGCGCCATTGAAGTAGAACTGCTGGGTGTTATCGTCGCCTGCGGCGTTGTAGCACCGAACCGCACCACCATTCGGCCCCTCACCAACGGCACACGTAAAAGAGCCGCTAGCGGCAGTGCCGCCTTGCGGGCAGTCCTGGCGAACAGTTGGCTTGCCCCAGGGATTGCCCGGAACGTCGAACTTCTGCTTGGTGCGCTCAATCGCCGCTTTGCACATCGCGTAGGCCTTGCCCTGATCGCAGGTTCCGTTGCTGGGGCAATCCGCAGCGGCTCGCGTGTGCCCGGGCATCAGCAGCGCCAAAGATGCGAGCATTGCCAGCGCGAGCAGCCGGATCATGCGTCCAGCCCCATGCACGCCACCACGCCACACAACGCGCTCAGCAGTCCCGCGAAAAGGCACCAGATCATCGCATTCCCCTCGCGATGAAGAATCGCGCCACCTTCGGCGCGGCCCACAGTGCGAATTCGATCTGCGCCGCGATTGCGGCTGCTCCACAGATCGCCATGACCACCAGCTGTGGGCGGATGTTTGCAAGGATGCTGTCAAAGTCCATAACGCCTCCAATAAAAAGGGGCAGGTAACCCTGCCCCACCCTGCCCTTGCGATCAGCCGCCGAAGAATCCGGCCACCTTCTTGGCTGCCCACTTGCCGAAGCCAACCAGCGCGATCAGCGCGGCGGCACCAGCGAAGGCGGTCAGTGCACCGGCCACCGACAGGCCGCTGAGGATGCTTTCGTAATCCATGGTGAAACTCCTTTCATGAGTGGTTGGGTTACCGGTTTTTGTCGAAGAACGTCGCCACGGAACCGGCAATCCGACCGGCGACGAAGAGGAAAAGAAGGAGGCCGAACGGACCGCCTGCCCATACCGCCAGCTGCTCTTTGCTTGGCGGCTGGAAGGCGTCCGCGATGACAGTCACCATGGATGCCTCTGCGCTGCTCATCAGCACATACCCCGCGCACTGATCAATGGGCTGACCGGTTGGAACCAGCTTTCCGTCCTCCCCGAAGACAACGCAGAGGCCCATGGCTTAGGCCTGCGCTGCCGGACGCGGCGTGGCCTTGGGAACCGCACGCAGCGCGGTGAACTTGCTCAGCGAGAGCACGCCCTTGTTGACCTGTGCCATAGCGGCCACGTCCAGCTCATATTCGCCCTCGGGGAACGGCGGCTGCCCCTTGTCCAGGCGCACATCGAACGGATAGGCAAAGCCTGCCGTTTCAAGCTTGGCCTTCTGCTTGCGGGTGGTGTATTCCACGCTCTCGCCCGCATCGTTCTTGAAGCTGCCACCGCGCTCATCAACGCTGGACGACAGGACGGTGACCTTGATGACGTTCTGGATCATTTCGTTACCCCTTTGAGGTTGGCTGTACGGCCGCGATTTCGGGCCAATGCGCTGCTGTGTCACCTGTTACCCACTTCGGCAGCGATGGCGAAGTGCAGGATTCGATTACCGCCCGCAACGCCTGATCGTCAGGGCAGTTCTTGGCGATGAAATTGAGGGCCGCACCGTACTGGCGGCGGATGTGGCGACGAACGCTCTTCCACGTCGCTTCAACGGCGGCTTTCGTGATTTCGATGCGCGTGGCAACGCAGCGCAGAAAGGACAGGACCGGGTAGGCGCCGAGCAGGTACGAGGCTGGATCACGCAGAATGTCGAGCGGCAGTTCCTTGCGGTTGGAGTTGCGGAACTGCGCCTCATAGCGCACCCAGGGCGAACTCTTGTCGCCTTGCTCCCTGCCCTTCTCGTACACGCGCAGCTGCTTTTCGGACTTCTTGCCGCCGATATAGAGCGTCTTGCCGTCGCCGCTGTCGTAGTCGTCCACCAGCTGCGCTTTAGGACGCTGGCCACGGTTGTCGAACTCGCCAGCGGCGTACCACTTCTGAGCCAGACGCAATGGGTATTCGCCCATCAGGTCATCGGCGCACACGTCAACACGGGTGATCCTTCCGGCGCAGCTTTCGAGCTTCGCTCGAAGCTCCAGCCACCGCTGCGCATGGCCGCAGCGCGCTGCGCCTATCGCCTTGCATCCATCACCGGTTAGCTCGATGCGGGCGGTATACGTGCCATCGGCGCGGCGGCACTCTTCGCCGCCCAGTTCGATCATGCCGACGAACTTCTTGGTCGCGTCGATGATCTTGATTCGCCACGTGTAGAAGCGACCGCCGCCTGCTGCTTCATCCAGTTCAAGGCCAAGCCCGGCGAAGAACCAGCAGAACACCTGCAGGGCCGCAATACGTGCGTTTTCCGGGGAAAACTCAATCCACTGGCGGACTTCTTCGAAGCTGTCGCCATCACGGAACGCGACCTCATCCAGCGCTTCGCGCAGATCGATGGAAGCGGAGAACCAGTCAATGCCGACCGTCAGGGTTCCCTCGGGGTTCCTGAATTCACTGACTCCCCTGTTAGACGAGGGGAGTCCCGGTCCGGCCAGCACTGCGCGATCACCGGCCATTGGAGCGATCCTTCCAGAGATTCCACAGGCGACGAAGCGCCAGCCACGCCTGTTCGATGACGATGGAGACGACGGCCGCACCGAGAACGAGCGCGATCAAGACGGCGCACGCCGTGAGGCCCATATCGACCTCGGCCAGCTCGGCGATGGAGGGGTACCTACTCATGCGGCGCGCTCCTGCTCTTCGGCGTAGCGAGCAGCTGCCAGCAGATCACCGCGCTTGGTGGCGGCAATCTCAGCCTTTGCGAGTGCGATGACCTGGGCTTCGCGGGACTGCTGCGAGGTGGTGTGATCACGCCGGTCTAGCAGCCACGACACGATTCGAGCGGCACCTATGGATGCAGCCACAATCGCGCCCAGCAGGACGAATGCTAGAAGGGGCTCGGTCATGCCAGAATCCCGTCTTTCAATGGAACGCCACGGGGGGCGACATGGATGCTGGGAACCGGGATTTGATTGCCAAGCGCGATGCCTTTGTGGCTTGCATGGCAGCTCTCTTGCTTGGAGCGGTTCTTTCCGCGCTGGTGCTGGTCGGAAGTGATGTTCCTCTCAAGTGCTTTGAGGGAGGAAATCTGGCCGACTGGCTTGCAGCGTTCGGCACGTGTGCGGTCGGCGCAGGAGCTTGGAGATACGCGGCTGAGGCGCACAAGCTCCGCATGTTCGAAGTGAGGACCGAGAGACTTGCAGGTATTGATGCGAAGTTGTTCGCTCTCAATAACCTGATCGTCAAGTTTGACATCACGAAGTACTGTATGACTCTCTTCGACGAAGACTCGCTTGAAGATGGAAAATTCTATAGCGCAAACGGCCTGACTCGTTCGATAAACGTTGGACTTAAGCAGATAAAGCGGATGGATTGGATGGATCGCGGAGGAATCGTTCTCGATACCGGCGTCATCGATGCTATGAATGCCTTCAACATCTCGATAGAGGATTTTGAGTCGGCTTGCACCAGCGCGACCAAGGCGCTTGCGGGCTCCGAAGAGGATTTTGTCGATGCAGGGAATCCATTCCTTGTGGAGCTTCTCGGGGTGGCGTCGACGATCAAGGATGAAGCCGATGCGATTCTTCAGGACCTCAACGCCGAGGATGAGCGGCTGGAAAGGGACCGCGTGAGAATTCGTAGTGACCGCTTTTTCGATGAATAGCTGAACATTAGTGGTCATTGGATCCCTGCCTCAGCGTCCTTTGGAGAACCCGCCAGCGGCCTTGGGGTGCCGGTGGCGGGAGCAATCCAAGGCCCTTGGATTGTAGGTGTGATTCAATACCCTTGAATTCCAGAAATCAAGGGCCTTGGATCAAATGGACGTCAATTCCCTGCTCGACCAGGCGAAAGAGGTGTGTGGCGTTAGCTACGACAAGGACTTAGCGCCCCGCCTCGGCGTGCGACCGTCTGCGATTAGCAACTATCGAAAGGGCGTTTCGCACCCAGACGCCGTGGTTTGCGCAACTCTGGCTGGCCTAACGGGTGTGCCGCTTGCTCGCGTGCTGGGTGTAATCGGCGAGGCGCGAGCTATCAGCCGGGAGGAAAAGGCGGTGTGGAGGAAGCTGGCGGCAACTGCATTGGCACTGTGCTTGGCTGTGGGGTTTGCCCTGCCCTACAGGGCACATGCAGCAGTCTCAGGATTTGAGAGCGCGAATGCTGTATACATTATGCGAAATGGCGTATCCGCCGGATCTGGGCCTTTGTTGGCTCCGCGTGGCAATGGCTGGTGTCAGTTTTCTTGGTTCTTGTCCTTTTGCTTAGGATCGTGCCCCTTGATTGACGTGGAGAAGTTGCCCGGGAAACAGAGGAAACTCGCCCTATCTGGTTCGGAAACCCGCCCGCAATTCGTAGGATCCACGGATAGGCCTCCCCAGATTTGCTCGAACTACGAAAAAGACGCCCCGAATTCCATTCAAGTCCGTCAGCCAGTTCGCGCCTTCTGCCCTGGTGCTTTGCCGCACGATGCAGCCATGCTGCCCGCACTTCTGTCATCGAGCTGA